GCAAATTTCAGTGCCGGGATCCAGCAAACCTTCATGCCCGAGGGCCGAAGGAATGGAAGACCCCGCGAGATTTGTAATAATCCCTGGAGTTTGATTCTGCCCCGCACTACGTGCGAGGTTAAGGAGGGTTTCCAAGGGTATCCTAAGGTTACCTCTTGGATCCTTCCCCCACCGGGGGATTTCCTCCTCAGAATTCGAGCTCGAGGAAACCTGGCTTCTTTCGGGAAGTCGGGTTTCCTTAGCGAAGTCGCCAAAACTGCGTTGAGGCGGTTCCTCCGAGCCCTTCAACTGCCTAAGGCAGTATGCGCGCAATTACCAGCTTGCTCTAAGGGCAGGCTGACATTGATAAGTCAATGTGTCCATGGGATCCTTGACTCGCTTTTGTTGGGGCTTCCTGAGGTCTTCGATCCTCTTGAAGCTTCCCAAAGGGGTGTCAAGCGTATTGTCCGGTGGATAATAAGCGTTGGCTTGTACAATACCCAAGTCGTCATTGACGGCTGGAAATCGTTCGGGGTGATGCTTCTTCGGAAGCTGACCCTCGACTGTCCGGAAATTCCGGGTCCTAAGGATCCCCGTTATTTCGCCAGATATCGGAATGCTTTCATAGATCGGATTCTGAAATCTGGCGCCATGAGCAAATCCGACATATGGCGGATTGCCCACCTTGTTTCCTCTCGCCAACTCCCCTGCGGGAATCGTCAGCGGAAGATTAAATCATTGGAATCCCACAGGGATACTATGATTTCTGAACCCGCTCCGATTGCAGATGAGGGGCTCGGTCGAATCTACGGCGCTGCTTTGCAGGTTGGTAGGTTCTGCCATGCCCAGGCCAGGAAGCAAGGTGCTCGTCCTAGTGACTGGGCGCACATTTCGTTGTCAACTTCCAGCAGCTATTCAAAGAATGTTGCTGAAGGAGGTGCAGTTGCAGAGGCAGTGCCTTGCATCAAGGCTGCCCTCCTTCGTGTCTCAGACACGGATGTTTTGAGTGAGGACTTTATGGGTAATACCATAGAGGTCCCCGCTCATGCAGAGTGGTGGCGCTATGCGCACCGCCCTGTTCCTGAAACCCGTGACTTTCAATCTCAGATTGGTGACGGGTTAGGTTTGGGTGTTGTAGGGTTCGATGAAGCCCTAGGACCCCAGATCTTGTCAATTGCCTCTGAAGAGGCAATTGCGTCAGGCGGCATTTTACCAGACTTTGGTCCGGGAATCATCAAGGCGCGAGCCGAGGCGGTTCCCGAGCCAGGTGGAAAATGTCGTGTCGTAACCATCACTCCGTGGTGGTTAGTACGATTGCTACAGCCGGCTGGGCACTTTCTAAGAGAGTGCCTGTCATTCCATCCCTCTGCAAGGGCTGGTTTGACTAGGGCCGACCAAATGTACGAGTACTTAAAGAGTGCCCGTGCAGTTGGTCGTTCGGCCCCGGCCAATACGAACCCGGCTGTATTATCTAATGACCTCTCGGAGGCCACAGATCATCTGTGCTTCCGGCAATCCTTATGGATGCTGAAAGGTTTTATTGCTGGCCTGAATCTTCAGGATTCAGTTTACTTTAGGAGAGCCGCAGTTCTTGCGACTTCTCCGAGAGTAATTGAATATCCTCTTTTAGGCGAGGAGGTTACCAGCAAGCGGGGTATCCTTATGGGAGAACCCCTCTCTAAGGTCGTGCTTACTTTGCATAACCTAGTAGCTGAGCTACTCGCGTATGAGCAATTCTGCTTCGGCAGTATGCCTCGTCAGATTAAGTCGGGCGCCTGGCGATCGTTCGCGATCGCCGGCGACGACTTAATCGCGCGCGGGCCCCGGCAATATCTTCGTGATATTCTTGGGAACCTCATCGACTTCGGAGGCATAATTGGCGACAAAGCGCTGCTTTCCAACTTAGTTGGTCGGTTTTGTGAGAAGTTTCTCTTCTGTGAAGGAGACTTCTCGGTTGATCCGGGAACAACCATTGAGTCCGATAAGGACCGTTCTCCCATAGTGGATTCAATCAAGGTTCGCTTCCTTTCTCCAGTGACTAAGTCGCTCGGGAAAGAGGAGCACAAGAACCCTTCCCTAGGGAAGGGCTTGACCCTGATGAAAACACTGAGGTGGCTTGATTTGCCACTTCAGGAGGTGTTTTCGCGAATGGTCTTTGACCGTTTTGCGAATAGAATGTTTCCGTTCCTACCCCCCCGGGGGGGAGCTCGCCGAAACATCCGAATCTGGGCAGTACTACGGATGCCCAGGTTGTTGGGTGGTGCGGACCTTTGGGTCACGCGAGAGGACTATGCTTCTCTTGAAGTATGGTCACTTCTCCCGTGGTCCCTCAGGTGGGCAATCCGACAGGTCCTTTCGGGGACCGCGAGTTCGGAATTGCACAGGGCTCTCAGGACTATGTCCGAGGAACCAACCACTCGAGGCATGATTGTCGATGACGGGTGGAGGCTTGTTGCAGAGAGCTTCTTTGAAGCGCTGCAGCCAATCTCCGTCGCCGAGGCACGTGCCATTGAGGGCATCGATGGCCCGCTCCGTTTCCAGGATGTGCTCTCTGAGCTCCGGAAACGAGAGTACGCTATATCGAACGAGTTCGATGAACTCATCCAGCGGGGGGTCTATTTCAGAGAGCTCTTAGTCAAAGACGAGCCTCCGAAGCCCCAAGTCTTTCGGGCAGTCCCCTTCCATAGGAAGTGGAAATTGCTCTTTGATCGTATCTTCGAATGCGACCCTACCCGTCTCAGTGATGAGGCGGATGAGGCTTTGCGTCTCGAAGTACTTTCTTTGAAAGATTTGGATGCACTTAGACCAGTCAAGGTAGTAGGTCCTATGGACTATATTACCGTAACGGCTGATATGACACTCGAAACGGGTGTCCTTCCACCAGCTGAAGGGTTGGAAATTCCTCTTCAGTCGTTAGAGTGGAAGGGGGCCGACGATTTGCTCGCCGATCGGTTTTCATACCGTCGGTGGCTTCTCGCAGGCTTATGCACCCTTCGAGTCCGATTGAAGGGCGGCGAAGCCGTCGTTCAGCCGGATCCAGTCATAGGTTCTTAGAACCTTTAGGCAGCTAGAGTATAGTAGCGGGCCCCACAATGGTTGTAGGAGGGCCCCCTACTCTACTTCTGGCCTTCTGAGATACTGTCCCTACCTCTTGTTCCGTAGAATCTCGAGGTGTTGGGCGATTACTCCCCTTCCGGGGCCCTTTCGGGGGGTTCGGTTGGGAACCCAGTGGTCGGATTTCGCAAAGCGTTTCCGCTCTGGAAGATCCTCTATCTCAGATGAAATTTGC